ATGGATTACTACGCTGCAGCAGTGATGACCAATCGCGAGCGCAATCAGTGTGCCGTTCACTTGGCATTGGACCTTCAGGGGTGGACCCCTCCAGCTGATCTGGTTGCCCGCCTCCACTGTCGCGCGCGCGCAACCCGCGATATTTCTGGCATCAAGGAAATTCAGTGGACCATGGAGTCGGCCACCTATGGCAAGGGCCAATCCTTCCTGTTTGGCTCGGCCAGCGGTGTGCAGCTCGGCATCTACAACAAAACGCTTCAGGCGCGAGCCAATGACAAGCTCGACTACTGGGAAAGCGTGTGGCGTCGTCGGGATTCGTTCGACTCGACCGATCCCGATAACTACGATCCGACCCAGGACGTCTGGCGCGTCGAGCTGCGCTATCACCACTCCGTAATCCAGCAGTTCGCCAGCGGCTCGATCAGTGCGAAGACCGGCGAGGCCATCGATACGGATTCGTTTGCGGCGTTCTCGGCGCATCTGGACGGCCTGTGGCGCTATGGCCTGAGCCAGTTCAAGCTGATCGCCCGCCCCGGCTATTACGAGCCGATCTGGACGCTAATGCGGGATGACGCGAGGGTCGATCTACCAGTCGATTCCCTGGTCGAGGAAACGGAGTACAAGCGCTATTACAAGACCAGCCGTGGATTCAGCGGCAAGAACGTCGAGCTGTTCCTGGGAAACTTCGTAAGCCTGCTGGCACGGGAGCGAGTGGGCGCTAAGACCGCATTTGATCGATTGAAGCAATGGGAATGCTGGCCAGTGATCCGCGACCACTACGCCGCCAAGGATATGAGCGAGCGTGACCTGTACAAGCACATCAAGAACCTATTGCAGGAACGACACGTGCGCTGGGGGCGTGCCGTCTGATGGCGATACAGGCACTCTCTGACGGACGCTGGCGGGTCGATGTTGAGCCGATCAAGGGCAAGCGATTCCGTAAGACCTTCAAGACCAAGGGCGAGGCTCAGCGCTTCGAAGCGACGTGCCGATCCAAGCTGATCGAAAGCCCGCAATGGTCACCGAAGCCGAAGGACCGCCGACGCCTCTCCGAACTGGTGGATTGCTGGGGTCGTCTGCACGGTCAGTCGCTGTCCGACTATGAGGGTCGGCGGGTCATCATGGATCGTATGGTCGAACGGCTCAAAGACCCTGTGGCCATAGCCTTCACTGCTACCGATTTCGCGGAGTACCGCGCCAAGCGCCTCGCCTCCGGTATCAGCCCGAAAACGCTGAACAATGAGCTGTCCTACCTGCGGGCAATGTTCAATGAGCTGCGGCGACTTGGTGAAATCGAGTTTGATAATCCGCTCTCGATGCTCAGGGCGATACGGGTCCAGGAAAGGGAACTGTCCTACCTCGACAGCCATCAGATCGACCGGCTGTTCCAGGTACTGCGCCGCATGACGCACCCGCATGTGGAACTGATCGCCATGATCTGTCTGGTAACGGGTTGCCGATGGGGTGAAGCGCAAGGGCTCACGATCAGCCGGGTGGGCGATGGCATGCTCCAGTTCGTGAACACGAAGTCGAAGCGTCGTCGTGTGGTGCCGGTCGATCCGAAGCTGGCAGATCGGATTCGCCAACATCTTCGGGAACACGGTGCGTTTACCAACTGCCGGGATCGGTTCGATGAGGCGGTTTCGCGAGCCGGGCTGGGGTTGCCTGCGGGACAAAAGTCGCATGTGTTGCGGCATACCTTCGCCTCACACTTCATCGCGAACGGTGGCAATATCCTGACCTTGCAGAAGATTCTCGGTCACTCGTCCCTGGCGATGACAATGCGATACGCGCACCTTGCGCCCGATCATCTGCAAGACGTGTTAGCGTTTGGTCCTGCTAGGGATTTTCGACACTTCTTCGACACTCCCGCCTCTGAGCGACAGTCAGGGCAGGAAAATTCCTTGTAAATCAACAAGGAAGGCAATCGCACCCGGTGGTGCGGCCGGGCTTCAAAC